CTTAACATTATTTGCTCTACCATAAGTTAAAATAAATACTGCAAAATCTTTATCTATCATAATATGCCATTCTTTTTATATGCTGCAGCTATTTCTTTAGTAAGTTTTACATATCCATTTTCTATTGCCTTGTCAAAGTCTATAATAACTAAAGCAGAATCTTCCATAAGTTTTTGAATCTCTTTACTTGAATGTGCATAAAAATCTGCTATTTTACTATAATCATATACTGTATGTCTTAATGCACAATGACTTAAAAATAATGTTTCTTCTTCACTTAATTTAGCTTGTTTAATTTTATGTATAAGTTCATCTGCTTTATCTGTATTAAACAAATCTTCTAATTCAGGTTTTTTATTTTTAGGTTCATAAGTTGGTGCTACTATTTTTCTAGTATATGTTTCATCTTCTTCTTCTATTACATCATCTTGATTTTCCCATACATCTAAACCCCATTCAGCAAGTTGGACACTATCCCACTCATTAGCTAACATATCCCATTCCCATTCTCCAAACCCTACATTATCTTTTACTATAAACTCTTGCTTTTGTGCATCAGTTAAACCTTTAGCAATAGTAACAGGAACTTCTTTTAGTCCTGCATCTATACAAGCTTTATATCTCATATTACCACCCAAGATTGTCATATCTTCAGCAACTACTATAGGTCTAAGATCTAACATTTCAGGAAATTCTTTAATAGACTTAATAAGCTTTTTAAACTTTTTATCTTTTATAATTCTAGGATTAGCTTTATTTGGTTTTAACTTATTGATTTCTAGTTTCATAGTATATAATAGAATTTATTGTTATTTATTTTAATCTGTCTTTAACACCACCCCATAGTTTATCTTTTCTGTTAGACAAAGTAGGTTCAGTTCTTTTAAGTGAAGGAAATCCACCAAACTCTTTTTCTATCTCCTGCATATATTCACCACATTCAGGGCATTCAGTTCCAAGATTAACCACTTTTCCATCTATAACTTTCATAATTACTTTGCTTAGTTCTTTTTGTATTTCACATTTATTGCATTGATATTTTAACATAGTATATAATTTAAAATAAAGGAGAGCATAAAAACATTTAATAAATTATTATGGCATTATGCCTACTCTCCTTTATATATGACTTATTCTAACTTTCTTTTTTTTCTTTTTCAAATTTTTCAATTCATTATTAAGATGATCTATTGCTTTTTGTAAACACTCATCAGGTGTATTATGTTTTCTATCACTTCTTAAAATGTAAGTAAGTGCAGTTGCACAATTATAATTTAATTGATAGTCCTCAATTATATCAAATGCTTTATATCCATACACTTTTCCTGTATAGTAATTTGGTGTTTTATCTTCTGTATTTTTCATATATTATTTTTATTCCTTTAAAAGTATCATTTAAACAAGTTCCACAACTTGTATTAGTTTTATAATTTGTTCCATATATAGTGTTGTAAAGAGTAATCATTCTCTTTTTTACTGCTTGATTTTTAGCTATCCCTGTTTTAATATCTTCCCAAATCATTAAGACTTCTTCTATTAATTCTTCAGGTATTCCTTCAGGTTGTTCTAGTTCCTTAGTCTTTAACCAATACTTCTGTGGGCATTCCATTAAACTGATTCGTGCCTTGATTGACATAAAACATAAACAAATTTTGCAAGAACCTGTAGGTCTAAAGTAATAATCACAACCTTTACAGATGTCAAGTCTATCTTTGTAAACCTCATCACTTACAAAAAACTTATTCATCTAGCAATTCTTTTAATTGTTCTCTTACTTTATCTATAGTTGTAAACAGACTGTTCCTGCTTATACCTGTTTTTTTTGCGAGTCCACTAAGTGTGTTACCCTCATAATAATAGAGTTTAAATACATCTCTATCATACCAATAAAAATTATCTAATGCTTTATCAATTTGCTCTAACTTTTGCCATTGCTGATATTCATCAGGATTTGGTATATTATATAAATGTTTTTTATGATAAACATCTGAATTATCATAAGTTATATTACTTGATCTACTATCAATATGTGTATAATACTTTTTATATTTATAATAATAAGGACTTCTAGGACTTGTAAAACTTCTTCTTAATACAACTGCACCATAACTTATAATGCCCTTTTTATTATCTTTTTCATATATTGACTTTAGTGTTTCAGGATTCATCTGTAAAAAATAAAGCATTAATTCTCCAACTGTTTCTTCAATTTCATTTATATCTTGACTGTAGGTATAAGACATCTTTATAAATGTTTCTCTACAATCTGCTACTGTTTGATAAATCTCATTCATTAGTAAACTCTATTTCTTTTAAATCTCTTACTAATAGTTCTAAACTATTGTCTAATAAAAGTTTATAAGACTTTATAATTTCTGAATTGCTTTTAGTAGATATACCTGCAAAAAAACCATTAACCATTACAGAAGTATTTACAGGAATTATCATTAACCAATCATTCCAATTACCTGAAATTACAGTAACATCTTCTCCATAACTATTGTGATATTCAATAATTAATTCTAGAACTTCTTTAAAATTTTGGTATTTTGTTTTAGTAGAAATTTCTTTTACAAAAGACAACATCAAGTTTAAATAATCATTGACAATTATTTGATGCATAGTATTTGCAAAAATGGGTTTTGTCATAACCCAAATATAGCGAAATATTTATTCTAGATTTTTTTCTTTTTTTAAGTTTTTAACAATCTCTTTGTAATAACTTATCTGTTCTTCATAATCAGATCTTAACATTTTATAAGACTGCCTAGATAAAAATTGTAGTTCTTCTGCAGTACCTTCTCCATATTTAACATCTAAGTTTTTACTGTACTCATACTGCATTCCTTGTTCATACATATTACACTTAATACATTGTACTTGATTTAATTTATGGAATCTTGTAGCCATATGCCTTCTAGACATAAAATGACCACATTGCATACCATCTTTATAATTTTTAAATGCAGAACAAGTAAAGCATTTTACATAACCTGTATTTTTTTCTGCATTTCTAATTCTTATATATAAACTAAACCACTTATCTAATTCTTTTTTTAATTTACTAATGGTTTTTTTCATATACTATTAATTAAATCTGCAACTTTTTTCCAATCTTCATCAGAACTAGTATTTTTGTTTTTGTATAATACACGTAATAAATTTAAAGCATCATTAATTCTTTGCTTTTTAGTTTTATTAGTATTTTCTACATTTACAGGAAGTCTATCTGTTAAATCCCATTCTATTGATGTTCTACCTGTAATAGTACACTTTCTATTTCTAACTTCATAAATAACACCTAACTCTCTTAATTCAGTAAATCTTGCTCTTGAAGATGTAATAGCACTATTTTTACTTAGCATAGTAGATAATGCTTCTGCACTTGTGCAAGGTGAATTATTTAAAATAGATTCATAAACTTTAAATCTCATTTTAGATAAAAGCCCTTCTGATTTAATTTGATTATAACAATCTATTGATGTTTGTCTTGTTTTCATATATTTTCTAAACAAATTGGACATAAACCATTATCAGATATTACTGTATTTATTTCAACTCCACAACAAGTTATTTCTTTTTCTTCTTCATTCATTTTAATAATTTTTTAGGTGGTTGATAATAAGGTACTTGTTCAGGTTTCTTACCTAGTGTATGAACATCATAGTAAGCAGAGTCTATAGTTAATTTATGACTAATTAAAAATCTGTAGAATGTTCTGATATTTATATAAGGATCAAACTCACTAAACCTTACACCTATTTTAAAAGCATCTTGCACTTGATTAAAAGTCAGTCTTTTAAATCTATTTTCTTTTTGTAAATCTTCAGCAAATATTTGTGCTAAAGTAAAAATAGTATCTGCATCTATTCTATGTCCAAGAGATACAGAAGTTATACCTATTAAATCTATAACCTTTTCAATTAATTCCTTTTTGTTTTCTTCTTGTAATGTCTTAATCATCTTTGCTTATACTATTAAAGTGTATAGCTGATTGATTATGATCTTCTTCTATTTCTGTTTTATCTTGATTAGAAATAGTACCACTAAGAAATCCAAATCCATAAGTTGCTAATGCTAATAGTATTGTTAGTATTGTTTCCATTTTATTTAATTTTAGTTTTAATTTTTTTGTAATCCTTCAGCACATATTTTGACATATCATTATTTATAAAGGTATTTCTATTGTAATTATATTCTTCAAAGTTACTTGTAAATTTACCATTTATTTCAATTTTACCACTATATGCAAAATAATCATCTAGTTCTATTATATTTTTTCTATATATTTCTTTGCCTTTTCCCATTCTGATACCTGTGTTTTTATTTTACTTTTATTAGATTGATCTAAACTTCTTCTCTCCCAAGTTCTTATACTAGCTTTCCAATCTTTCATTTTATTTTTTCCTACAAACCAATTTTTAGATTCATAAAAATCAAAAAAAGAATCAGCATCTATATTATTATTTCTTTCTAAACAATAATCCTTAATTTCTAAAACATTAGGTTTTTTAAAAAATGCCTTTTTATTACTATATGTAATATTATTATTAATACTTGTATTATTATCTATTAACTTTTCTTCAATACCCCTATTTAACTTTTCTTCAATACCCCCTTTAATAGTTGTTATATACCTCTTATCAATTTCTTTACTACCCTCTTTGTATGTATATGTAGTTTTTATACAATCAAATGATTCTAATTGACTTATCCACTTTGATATACTTGTTTTAGATACATTATATAAATCTGCAAAGTATCTATTACTTGCAAAACATTGACCATTCATATTCTCTAAAGCAGTTATTTCTGCAAAAAGTAATTTAGCATTAGGTGTTAGATTTTTATTATATCTAACATCAGCAGTTAAGATAGCATAGTAGTTTGGTTTTTCTTTCATATAGTTTTTATTTCTAAAGTATAATTATAATCTTTGAAAACATCTTTTATTGTATTAATATTTTCAGAACAATAAAAATAATTAGTTTTTAATTTATAAACTATAGATCCACTTTTTATTATAATATATACTTGTGGTTTCTTTACATTTACATCTAAACCTGATTTAACTAATAACATTCTAATCTTATCTTTTGATTTAAATTTTTTCTTTAATTTAATTATATCAAAGTAAATATTATAAACTTTATTAAATAGTTCTCTATATTTAGGATCAGAAGTATAGTACATACTATGACATTTTTCATAATGTAAAACAGATGTTCTATCTCTTTTAATTATTTTAGCTATAGTTGTAGGGTGTATATCTTCTATCATTCTACCAACAAGACTAGCTACCATTCTAGGTGTATGTACCATTTCTTTTCTAGTTTTTTCAGCTAAAGATCCTTTATCTAGTCCTACTATATTAGTAGTTAAATTACATATTTCTATAAATTTTTCTTTTTCTGTCATAATTAAAATGGTAAATCATCACTTTCTTCTTCTATGCTTTCATCTCTATTTATAATATCAGTTACATTACAAGTATATCCATCTATGTTGTGGTAATACTTACCATTAAATTCTCTAGATGATAAATTAATATTACAACTTACAATATTTCCTATTTCATTAGCTTTGATCTTGTTTACATTATCATTAAAAAAACAAACTACAACCTCAGCATTGTACTTAGTATCTTGTTCTATTAAGATTGATTGCTTTTTCCATTCCTTACCTGCTTTAGATGTACCTGATTCTAAATCAAATACTTTTACTAATTTTCCTTCTATATTCATTTTTTTTTATTTTAATTATTAATTATTTAAAGTTGTACTTAAAACCTTTTGTTGATTATCTGATAAAATATAATCTTTCATTTTAGATTTAACTAAATCTGTTTTTCCTTCATTTGCTGCTTTTAACATAGCATTAAACTTTTCACTTGATAAAACCTTTTTACCAATAGGTTCATTAACTTTATTACTATCAGCATCTTTAGTATCATCTAATAGAAATAAATTACCAAGTGCATATTTTTTAGCATAAGAACTGCTAGATCCAAAAGATTGTGCTATATCCATTCCTTTTCTTTCAGGATTAATACCTGCTTGTGCTTCAACTGATAAAGTCTTTTCTCCATCTGAAATTTCTACTTTTGAATTTAAAACTAAATAACCTGCAATTTCTTTAGTAGTTTCTGTTATT